CCTAACGTAGAAGATATTAGAGCCTCAGACTGGATTATTCAATTCTAACTTGATTTTTTGTGATTTACGTAAAATCCTAAGTTTTTTAGCTTAGGATTTTTTTTATTCAAATATTTTTATATATTTGTCTAATTAATAATTTAAGTTTAAATTACATTAAGAATAATGAAATTCATACCGCCAACTCCAGAACAAGCCAAACAAATCCTAGAAGGCTACAAGAATCTAGCTAAGTCTGCGATTGGAATGGGAGAAGAAGAAATTGAGAAGATGTCTGCCCGGCGAATGGCTATATGCCTGAACTGTCCAGAGATCTCAGAAAATAAAGAAAGATGTACAAAATGTGGGTGCGTACTGTCCGCGAAGACTAGATCTGAAACATCAGACTGCCCACTAAAAAAATGGAAATGACACATGACCTAAACAAACTGCAAGAAGAAATAGACAGAAGGGAGCTTTGCAATAGTATGGCTCCTTTCCCCATATACGATACCGAGATAATCAACGATCTAAAAATACGTGAAGAAATGATCAGTAGAAAACAAAATTTCAATAATGTGCCAGTTACTTATTGTACCACATGTCTGAGCTTGAAAGTGAAAGATGTTGTTGTGGATCACAAGAAAGTAAACTGCTGCATGGATTGCGGAAACACTCCCACAGCAGAAACACACATTGAAGAATGGCAGGATCTATATAAGGAGCGCTACGGAGAAGAATTCCTTGTGCTTCCTAAGCAGGAGGAGTAGCCATTCTCTAAATTCAATTAGATGAAGAACACAAGTTTAAAGAACATCAAGACTACCAAGCGCCAAGTGTATTTATACTGGCTCAAGTTCTTGAGGCCATATCACCACCTGGCCCCGAGGGAAATGGAAGCATTAAGTACGCTTTTATACTACCGCCAGGAGTTGTCTAATCAGATAGACAATGAAGAGCTGGTGGAAAAACTTTTGTTCTCACAAGAGATCCGGAGAAAAGTAAAAGCAGATCTAGGAGGGATGGATAATGGAGTCTTTAATAATTTGCTTACTGCACTTAGAACAAAGAAAGTGCTCACCAAGGAAAATAAAATAATCAGACCTTTAATTCCCAGGATGGAGAAAGATGCGAACGCATTTAACCTCATCTTTAATTTTGAATTTGCAGATGAGGAAAAATGAAGGAGAGAAGATCCAGATGTCAGACATGGCACAAAGGAGAGGTATTCCTGTCGAGGTGATAGAGAAAATAATTGAGAGTCAGTATCAGTTTATACGAGAAAAGATTACTGAACTAGACTTCGGAGATGATCTAACGAGAGAAGAGTTCGACAAATTAAAAACAAATTTCAACATACCTTGCATTGGGAAAATGTATGCAAGTTACTACGTTTACGATAAAATAAATGGAGCAAAAAAAAATCAAAAACTCAGTCGCCTCAGAAGAGGTAAAAAATCAGAAAGCTAAAGCTGAGCTAAATCAAGACATCAAGGGTTACTTTGGTGAAAGAGACAAAACTAATCGAGGCAATAAAGGCCTTATAGATAAGCTTCAAGATGAAGCATCAGCAGAAGCTGAAGTGAAAGAGCTTCTATACCAGGAGTCAATCAAAGAAGTTGCTATTCCGGAATATGTAGAGCCTATGTTTAATGAGGTATTCCTCACTGCTAGGAGGAATAAAGTCAAGACTGACACTGGGCTCATTATAGCAACAGCTCTTTCTGATGAAGGATTAGAAGTAGAATACCAAGAAGTTCAAAAGGTTATGGCTGCGGGCCCACAGGTGCAACAGGCGCTTAAGGGATCAGAAGTAGCTATCAATTTCGAAAATTTACGCAAGTATGTAGCAGACAGCATGGCAGACAAAGTAAACAAGAAGTCTGAAATTAAAGTGCCTTTAATTGAAATTGAAGGGCGCGACTACATTAGAATCTCAGAAAGAGATCTAAAATACATAGTAAAGAAAGTAGAATCAACTAAATAGGAAGAATAATGCAAATAGAATTAGATGCTCTAGACCAATTAAAAGAAGGAGTAGACGCTCTGGCTAATCCAGTAGCAGTAACCATGGGCCCTAGAGGTAGAAATGTTGTAATTAAGCGGTACGGACAACCAGCCGTAGTTACTAAAGACGGGGTTACTGTTGCGGAATCAATTGTTGATCTTTCCGATCCAATTCAGTCTATTGGTGCAGAGATGGTACGCGAAGTAGCGTCCAGGGCTAATAAGCTAGCTGGTGATGGAACAACCACAGCTACTATCCTTGCGCAAGAGATGGTTAGACTGGGCGTGAAGAATATTGCAGCCGGAGCTAACCAGATTGAGATCAAGCGGGGGATGGATAAAGCGGTTGCTCAAGTAGTAGCCAGGCTAGAAGAAGACTCAATCAAGATTGAATTAGGTGGAGAAGAAGTCAAGCAAGTAGCAGCTATCTCTGCTAACAATGATCCGGAAGTAGGAGAGTTAATCTCCAGCGCGTTCCAATCAGTAGGCAAAGATGGAGTAGTAACAGTTGAGCCATCTCCAACTCATTTGTCTTATGTAGACATAGTAAAAGGGATGCAGTTCGATAGAGGCTGGGTATCACCTATGTTCCCAACAAATGAAGCGGGTACAATTGCAGAATTGGAGAATCCTATGTTTGTTCTGTGTGACTCTAAAATCACCAAAATAGATGATGTAGTGGGAGTTATGCATGTAGCTATGGAAAAAGGAAGGCCTCTTGTCATCATTGCAGAGGATATTTCCGGGCCAGCATTATCACAACTTGTGGTAAATAAAGTTCATGGATCACTCAAGTCTGTAGCTATCAAGGCTCCAGGATTCTCCAAGAGTAGGTTTGACTACCTAGTGGACATTGCAACAGTGGTTGGATCTACTGTATTTTCTGAGAGAACTGGGTTTAAATTGTCAGACGTAAAGTATGATGAAGATACCAGATCAGTTCAAGATTTTGATCCAGGATTACTAGGAGGAGCAGAGGGAATTACAGTGGAGCAAAACAGCACTGTTATTGTGAATGGAAAAGGCACTGATGTAGATTTGCTTAGTAGAGTAGAAGAGCTTAAAGACCAAAGGGAAACTTTACAGACTAGCTCTGAAATCAAGCTTATAGACAACAGGATTGCTAAGTTGTCCGGGGGAGTTGGAGTAGTTTATGTAGGAGCGAACTCAACAGTAGAAGCCTCAGAAAAGAAAGATAGAGCTGATGATGCACTAAGAGCTGTGCAATCTGCAATCCAGGAGGGAATTGTACCGGGAGGAGGAATTGCACTTCTGAATGCTGCAAAAGCTATAGATATGAACCTACCTGGTGATCAAGCAGTTGGAGCTGGAATCATTTACAATGCTATGCTTAGGCCTCTTTATGTGATAAGTGAAAATGCAGGCGCTTCCGGAGATGTAATTATCGAAGGAGTTATTTCTAGGCCAACTGGAACGGGATGGAATGCAAAGACTGGAGAGTATGTGGAAATGATTTCGGAAGGAATTATTGATCCCAAAATGGTAACTCGAGTAGCATTGGAAAGTGCAAACTCTGCTGCCGGGATGGTAATCTTGACAGAATGTGCAATTTTTGAGTAAAAAAATTTGGTGGTTAAGATATTTTGTGTATCTTAGCCACCAATAATAAAAACTATATTTGATATGAGTATCAACAAAACACAGTTTGTCGCACAAGTAAATGAGGTAGTAACCACCTTGGGCGCAGCAGACGCAATTGATTGTAGATCCGCAGCAGTAGCAGGACAAAAATTTCTCAACGCACTAGCTAGTATAGATCCAATCGAGTTCAACAACGAACCAGAAGAACCAGCTCTAGCAGAGTTCACTGAAGTAGAAGTTGAAGGGGAAGTTCTTAGAAGCGAAGAAGTCGTTGAAGAAGGAACCCTAGTAGAAACATTAATCGGGGCTGAAGATGGAGCCACACAACAAAAAGAAAATTAATATGTACGTATTTTTAATCGCGACAATTGGAATTGTACTTTTGGTAGTTCAACATCTTAAACACAAACGAAAGGTCGACGAGCTAAATGACATTGTAGAATTTCAAAAAACTAAAGTAGGCAGGCTTAACAATCTAATCCAAGAAGATGAAGTTGCTTACGACAAAATGGCTCAAAATCTTGACAAAATGGCTCAAAATCTTTTGGAGTGCCAGAAAGCTGGAAAATCAGCAGCAGTTCGACATGCCAACGCAATCAAGAAATTGAAAGAAGAGATGCATAAGGCTAAAGCAGAACTAGCAGAGCCAACTGAAGCTAAGGAAGAAGTAAAGCCTGCTCCTAAGAGAAGAAGATCTAGGAAGAAGAAAACTGAGTAGTATAATACAACTTTAGTTATAAGCCCACTTGACAACAGTGGGCTTTTTTTGTATATTCGCAAAATGGTTTATTTAAGATATATATTTACGTTATTGACTTACGGGTTATTCTATGTAATAGGAATGTTTATTCATCCTTTTATGTATATGATGCGTAACAATAAGCGCCCAGGAGGAATCTTCTATTTGTGGGCCAATGAAGATGAGAAAGGTGGAGGAGATCCAGAAAAGGCATTCATTGACAATTGGTATGGTGTGTATGAGATCTTTAACCACGACTATAAGAAATTTGAAAAGATATCCGGGATAAGAAAGTATTTTTTAAGCTATGAATGGCTGGCTCTAAGGAATTCAGCCATGATACTTAAAAAGAAGCTTTTTCCATTTAAAGGGCCTTATACTGTTGTCAAGACTATTAAATTCGAAGGGCCCAAAGGTAAATTAACATGGAGAAACGGAACTATACCCGGGGTATCACACATTATTATAAAAGACTCTAATGGAAAGAAGTCTTTCAGATGGTCAAAGAGTTGGCCAACAAAGAGTGGAGAACTCAGATATTTCCAGATGGGAGCTGGTGCTACTAGATACCATCTGAAGAGACGGAAGGGAAGACTGTCTGAAGTACACTAGAGAACAACTAAGGAGAGGATGAACATTTTTGAAATTGTAAATGACCAGGTTACTTTTAGCCCTCAAGCTCTTATGCTTAAGCCTCTAAAAGAAATTTGGGACAATGATTCTGCGGAAGGCAAGCCGCAGGCTATAGCTGAACTCTGCTATGTTTACTACATGGTAGATGACAGAAGTGACTTCCAGTATATACTGGATGAGGAAGAAAGACACGAACAAGTAGTTCTGTTTGTTAGTGGGCTAGACGAGAACTGGGTAGTCCCGCAATACGTTAAGGATGCTATGGCATTCTACGAAGAAATATCACAAACCACATCAACAAGACTCCTAAAGAGTACGAGGAATGTGATAGCTAAGATTACTCACTTTCTAGACGTTATTGATGTCAATGAGAGAGATGCCAGAACCAATAAGCCAGTATTCGATGTTGGTAAGATTGTAGCTTCAGTGGAGAAGATCCCTAAGCTGGTTAAGGCTGTAAATGAGATCGAGCAAGAAGTTATTAAAGAAAAAGAACTTAAAGCACAAACAGGCAACAGAGAGTCAGGAGTGTTTGATGATATTGGAATCTAATGGAATCTAGAGTCTTCAACCAATACCAGACTCAGCTTGACGAAAAGCTGATGAGCTCCCTCACTGAGGAAGAGAGAAGGGAGCTCTTGGATGTTATAGATGGAATAGTTTTTATTCAGAACCTAACGGATCCACAAAGAAAAAGAGCTAAAGATCTGCCAAGATACAACAACCCATTTTGGGAAGACAATCCGGAAGATCCTAAAGCCCCAAAAAGAGAACTGGATCCTAATGGGAGAATAAAAGTTAACATAACCAATCCTCATATACTTGAGGATATGGATTTTTTTCGCCAGCCAGCTATTCATTTCCAAAAGCACGGATGCTACACTAGGTTGTTCCCCAACAGAAACCAGAATAGTGAGTATTTTAAATACTGGAAAGAACAAGCGCGGCGCTGTCGTGAGGGAATGGTTAGACCCAGCGACGGTGAATGGATTCCTGGATATTTATATTTCTACTGGAACTTTTCCCCAATCCTTAAGGTAGAAGAAGTAGCGGGAACCAAAATGGCGGGTAGAGTCGAGGACTTTCCGAATCCTTATGATGGAGATTATCTTTTCTTTCATTATTTGGAATTGGCCAGAAACAATGGGAAGCATACAGCAACCCTGAAGAAGCGTGGCTCCGGATTCTCTTTTAAAGGAGGGTCTAAAATGGCACGCAACTTTCTGTGTGGAGAATACGAGAATGCCCGCCATAAAATTAAATCCTACGCGATTGCTAATGAGAAGGAATACCTTACTAAGGATGGAGTTCTCAACAAGTTCGTAGCAATTGCAGATTTCTGTTCGGAGCACACTGGATTTCCAGGAAATAGAGATCTTAAAGATTCCATGCATGATATGCAATGGAAGCAAGGGAGAAAGGACTATAGGACGGGTGTTGACAAAGGAACCTTGAATGAGGTTATGGGGGTTACACTCAAGAATGACCCGGAAAAGGCCCGTGGAAAGAGGGGATCTCTCATCGAATGGGAGGAAGCAGGAAAGTTTGATAACTTCCTTACAGCTTGGGGTATTGCTAGGCCATCAGTAGAAGAGGATGGATTTGCGTTTGGATTGATGAATGCTTATGGAACTGGTGGTACTGAAGGCGCAGCTTTCGAGGGTCTAGAAGAAATATTCTACAATTCTAATGGTTATAACATTCAGGATTTGCCTAACGTGTTTGACAAGAACACAAATGGTAAAGGTAGATGTTCATTTTTCTTTGGGACATACATGAATTTTAAGGGTCACTATGATAAGGACGGAAACAGTGATGTTATTGGAGCTCTTATCAAGACCATTAAAAACAGAGTAAAAACTAAATACGGTGCATCTGATCCTAATGCTGTAGTGCAGCTTAAGGCAGAACACCCTATCACTCCTCAAGAAGCTATCATGCGGAAAGAGGGATCAGCATTCCCAGTAGGGGATCTGAGAGATTACCTGGAGGATATTATGCCTCGAATGGACGAATTCACTAATGAACACTGGGTTGGAGACTTAACTTACAATCAGGCTGGTGAAGTTGAATGGAAGCCTATCCATGGACTGAATCCAATTAGAGAGTATCCATACACAGTTAAAGGTGGAGATTCTGATGGAGCAATCGAAATATTCGATATGCCACACAAGGATCGGGATGGAAAGGTATATGAGAACAGGTATATTGCCGGAATTGACCCGGTAGATAATGATTACACTGTAAATGGATCATTGGCGAGTATTATCGTTTTTGATACGTGGACAGATAAAATTGTGGCGGAATACACTGGACGCCCAGTATTGGCAGAACAATTCTACGAAAAATGTATGAGGTTGTGTCAATTCTATAACGCCCAGGCAAATTACGAGAACAACCTGAAAGGGCTCTTCTCTTACTTTTCCAACCACAATGCCTTATACCTTCTGGCGGATACTCCGGAGATTCTTCGCGATATGGACATTGTAAAGTCTATACTGCATGGAAACAGAAGTAAAGGTACAAGGACTACAAAAGAAGTTATTAAGTTAGGTAAGACTCTTCAACGTCAGTGGATGTTGTCCCAGTACGAAGTAGAGGTAGAGGTACTTAACCAGGAGACTGGAGTAGTCAGCATAGAAACAAAATACATTCCGAATCTTCGAAGAATTAGAAGTATCGGATACATCAAGGAGGCAATAGCATGGAATCCTGATGGAAACTTTGACCGGGTATCCGCAATGGATATGGTTATGATTCTAAGGGAAGACAAAGCCAAGATGATTGACAGGTATGAGGAAAAAGATCATTCCGCATCTCATTTAATGGGAGATGACTTCATCGATAGCAACTGGCAAAAAGCTATGCAGAAGGCTGGAATGATGTAATAGCTATAAGTAAAAATAGATAAGTAATACATAATGTATTAACTTTGTAAAAAACATAATATGTCGTCAACGAAAACTTTTCCCAAGCAGAAGCTTCCGTACAGCCGCAAGGATCTCAAATGGAGGAAGGCGCATCTAGATTGGGCAGATCACAACAGTTTTCTGAATAGTGAGACTACGCGTAAACGAGTACGCGATAAAATCATTAATCAGAATCTATATAACGGTATCTTAGATATGCGTGACCTTAAGCTTGTCCTTAATCCGGGCGAGCTTGAACAGTACTATATCCCTGATACAATACAGCATTACCCAATTATTACTCCTCGAGTCAACGTGCTAGTTGGTGAAGAGAAGAGAAGAAAATTCGACTGGTATGCTACTATTACCAATCCGAACACACTCAGCAAAATTAAGGAAGACAAGAAGAAGCTAATCGACGCGAAGTTGAATGAAATGCTTGCTGATGAGGGTCTTACTGATGAGCAGCTAGAAATGCAGCTTCAACAGTATGCAGACTACATTAACTTCAATTATCAAGATATTCGAGAGAAGAGAGCTAATCTATTGATGAAATACTACATCGATAAGCTTGATATGAAGGTTAAGTTCCAGCAAGGCTTCAAAGAGGCGCTCATTTACGGTGAAGAGATTTATATGTTTGACATCGTAAACGGAGAAGTAACTTTCGAAAAACTAAACGGCAAGAACGTCTATACCTTAAGATCCGGAAACTCCAACTTAATAGAGGACGCCGATGTTATCGTTATTGATGACTATTGGAGTCCCGGCAAGATTCAAGATCATTTCTATCAAGATTTAAAGGAGTCTGAGGTCAAGAAGCTTGATGATGATGCTGCAAAAGCATCTGGAGTAACTGACCTAGATGGAGAAAACTTACAAATTGATGACGCGTATGGGTATGAGATCCTCCAGCGCGAAAGTATCAATGCCTTCCTGGGAGCTGCTGGGGTTTACGACATAGCCAACAGCAGTAGTACCGGGAAGAACTCATATACTGATGAGAACGGAAACATTCGAGTATTAAGAATGTTCTGGAAGTCTAAGAAATGTATTCAGAAAGTCACCTATTTTGACGACTTAGGTAGACAACAAGTAAAATACAGATCTGAAGATTACATTCCTAACAAGGAGATGGGAGAGACTTCTGAGAAGTTCTGGATTAATCAGTGGTGGAAAGGAGCCAAAATTGGCAAAGATATCTACCTACAGATTAAGCCTAGAGAGATTCAGTACAATAAATTCAACCAACCAAGTTTCAACTCTTGTGGAATTGTTGGGCAGATTTACAACACCAACGAATCCAGAGCTGTATCTCTTGTCGATAGAGCCAAGCCATTTCAATATCTATATGATATCTCATGGTACAGGGTAAACGAAGCCTTAAGTAAATACCTAGGGTCTATTGTTGAGCTTGATATTGCAAAGATTCCAAAAGATTGGTCAATTACTAAGTGGCTGTACTTTGCGCGAAAGTCCGGAATCTCTGTTGTAGACTCATTTAAAGAAGGACAACGAGGACAAGCAAAAGGAAAACTTGCCGGATCAGTAGGAAATACAACCGGGAAAGTCCTAGAGCAGCGTGTTGGAGACTTTATCCAGACTCATATCGAGATGATGGAGTTTGCAAAAGCTCAGATGGACGAGATAACTGGTGTATCTAGACAGCGACTTGGCCAGACAGAAAACAGAGAAACTGTTGGTGGTATCGAAAGAGCTGTATCTCAATCAAATCATATCACTGAAGAATTATTTACTCTTCATGATTATTGTAAGAAGAGGTGTTTCCAGATCCTGATCGAGACTGCCAAGATTGCACTTAAAGGGAATAAGCTTAAATTCCAATACATTGCTGATGATATGACCATGCAACTCATGGAAATTGACGGTGATCAGTTCGCTGAAGAAGAATACGGAATCCAAGTAAGCAATGAGGATGAGATCAACAGACTGCAACAAAGAATGGACAGTATGGTTCAGCTTGGATTGCAGAATCAAATGATTACATTCTCTACCGCTATGAAGATTTACAACTCATCTAGTATGAGAGAGGTTCAGCGAATGATTGAGAAGTCTGAGAAAGACATGAAAGAAGCTCAGTCTAAGCAGGCTCAGAAAGAACAAGAGCTTGCTCAACAGCAGCTCCAAGACGCAAAAGAAGCTGAGGCAGCTAAGGAGCAGAGAGAATCAGCTCAATTCTTGAGAGAGGATGAGACTAAGAGGTATATTGCAGAACTGAAAGAAGAGACTGCGAGACTAAAGTTAGCAAATGAAGAGAGAGGCATAGAGCCTATAGATGATGATGATGCTGATTTTGAGAAATTTCAAAAAGAGCTAGGGCTAAAGGAGAGAGCTTTAGACCAAGATATGCAAAAGCATAACGATAATATTAGGTTGAAAGAGAAAGACCTAGCTATAAAAAAACAAGTTAAAAAAACTCAAAGCACAAGTAAGTAATGTCATTAACGCAAAATCAATATCATGGCCTTGAAAAAGATAGGCCATCAGTTCTAGACGAAGGAAGCACATATCTATCAACCGATACAGGTGTGCTATGGCTGTATAAAGAAGGTGGTGTGCCAGTAACAATGGACGCAGCGACAGTAACGTCCTCTATGAGGAATGTATCTGATGGACTTCCTAATACAGATGCAAATGCCAATGCATTCAGAACAGGTAAGACAGGATTTGGAGAAGCAAATCCAGAGGAACTTATAGATATTGTTGGTTCTGAAGCTTCCGGCACAGGTGGTTTCAAGTATGATTACACTTGGGCAGATGGAGCTATTTCAAGATTTCAACTAGGCGGTACAAATATCCTCTCTGAAGTTGGATTGCCTTCTGGAACAATCCAAGTTAATGTATTTGATTACTTTGGAACAGGAAATCAAGCAGGATACAGGGCTTACATATATAACGGAGATATTGACAGCATCTCTGGTGCTACAGGGAAGCTATCAATTGGAATGGGGGTAGACACTATAGCAAGCACCCAAACCTGTACTTTTACTACATTTACAGAGGATAATGGTGATGGTACAGAATTTACCAACAGAATTATAAATACTCACTCTGTCAATGGATATACATATCTAAGTTTTAAAGGTGAAGGTAAGAATGAGTTTGCTAATGAGAGATCCATGACTGTTGAATTTCAAAACTCTGGAATAAAGTTTGGAGTTTCTGATTACTATACAGTAATTAAAGACACTATAAGATTAGCAGATGTGGGGGATTGGGTTGAAGGACATGCGGTTGGACACCCAGCAGGAACTTATACAGATGTAGGGGCAATTACAAGAGGATTGGGAACAGACTCTAATGGATTCTTAATGAGCGTCAATGGGTCTTACGCAGGAACAGCTCCATCAAATGCTTCAGATTCTGGACAAGTGGGAGAAATAAGAGTAGACGGTTCATTTATTTATAGATGTACAGCTACAGATACCTGGGAAAGAGCCCCATTAACATTTGCAACTTGGTAATATGAGCGTAAATACAAGAAGATTAAGTCAAAACCAATTCATTGGGTTAAAGGTAGATTTGCCTGAATCCTACGTAGAGGGAGCAACGTATCTATGCGTGGATACGAAGCAACTATACATGTACGATCAAAATGAGAAGCCGGTGCTTCTTACAGGAACCGGTGAAGAGGTTACTATTGTAGATCTCTATGGGAGTAATGCCATCATTCGTGGTGGAGTTACTTGGATAGAGAATCTAGACTTCTATGTCTGGGCAACAGAGTACATTGTCGACGGGATTTATTATAATACTCCAATATCCGGCAGTGTGACTCTAGACGAGGCTGATGATGACCCAAGGTTTGATGTATTTGTGATAAACAATGACGGAGTAAATGCAGCTACAGTTGGAGTAGTAAAGGGAGAAGCAGATCCTTCTCCACTTAAGCCTACTCTAGATCTAGAGAACCAAGTAGAAGTAAGTTTTAGGGTTACTAATGCAGGGGAGACAGAACCAACAGAGATTACAAAGGATTTCATTTATAACGAAAACGCTGGGTTCCCTGATGAGTGGCAGATAGGAACTATTGATTCAACTGTAGACCCTGAAGAAACAGAGGATCCATATAACGGGTCTTTACATTTAAGGCTAAACAACACGCAGCAAACTGTTGAGTTTACCAGGCAGTCCTTGAGATCTCTTGGAATGAACAGTAAGCTTGTAATGGCTGTAAGGATCAGAAAAGATCTTAATATAAATAGATCTAAAACACTGTCTTTTTATTTTAGAAACAGCACAACTAATGAATTCTCTGAGGTCTTATCTATAAACAGCGCTGTAGATAGCAAATATAACTTAGACTTAGACAAAGTTGGAGGATGGCAATTAGTCACTATTCCAATGAATGAGTTCAGGAGTCTACCAGGTAACTTCAATGTATTTGGAATAAATATTGCGTCAATCAGCGTTATTGACTTTGATTGGATTCAAATAGAAAGCGGAACAATTAGCTCTGGAGGTACTCCAGATTCTTTTGTAGAGAGTGTTGTAGCCGGTGCGAATGTTACGATAGACAATACAGATCCTAAAAATCCAATAGTATCCGCAGTAGGCGGTGAAAGCCCATCAGGTCTTGAGGCTCTGGATGAAGGAGGTTCTACAGGGTGGAGACTAATAGGACGTAATCCTGCTAACTATGGTAATATAGGAGCAAATTCTGTAGACTTTTCTAACTCTA